ACACTACCCTGGCACTCAAAGCTGCCATCGAACACGCCAACGGCCACAATGGCTCAATTACTGTTTCCGCCGCTGGCTCCGCGCTGACGCTGACACAGGCTGTCAAAGGTACCGTTGGTAACACTACAGTCACGGACGCCGCAGACAATACAACCGTAACGAGCTTCACCGGCGGAACCGACACTGCCTTCGCCAATGCGTTTGTTGAGGGCTCCGGCTCAATTCCAAATATGATGATTGACGCTAACGGCCCAGACTCCCTTACTTCGACCCTAGGCGATGTTCCAGACGCTGGTGGATACGAAGTTGCTTTAGGAACCGATGCTAGCAGATGGAGCTATAACTTCCCCGCACCACGCCTAGTCAAAAAAGCACAGATTTCTACCGACTACCATAACCAATTAGGTGTGGAGTGGGCCAAACACACTAATGCAACGAGCGACAAGCCAACGACTAGATTCGATCCTAGCGCACTAGAGCCACTTCGTCGACTTCCGGCATATTATGCCGCACTAGAAGATTCGCCATACGCGAATGATATGGAATATTCTTGGATCTTTACATTGGATGATGTTCAACTGTCTTTTGATGCTGAGAATAACACGGAAGCTGCCATGGCCCATTATGTCTCTGGTTCACGCCAGAAAGCGGCTTATGTCGACCTCGATGAACCAGCAACAGCCCGACCCGATCTTAGCTCAAAAGGACGCAGTTGGACTGCTTGTTCTGGGGCGTTTAACGATAACAACACAGGACTGCTTAATTCGGATCTTGGCTACAACGCGTTTGCCACATTCTTCCACGGAGGATTTGATGGTATGGATATTCAAGAGAGAGAACCTTTCCGGAACACTTACTTGGACGACGCCTCAGCAGACAGAACAGCAAACTATGGTTATAACACCGTGTACCGCGCAATCGATACATTAGCCGATCCTGAATATGTCGAGTTTAACATAATGTCTATGCCCGGCCTGACGGAGAACAATCTAACGAAAAGAATGGTAGAGGTCTGTGAAACCAGAGCCGATGCCTTGGCAGTTATTGATGTCGATGGAGGCTTTCAGCCTTGGACAGAATCAAACGCGGCCGAAACAAGCAGACGAGGCACGGTAAACGCAATTGCCAGCAACATGAAATCAAGAGAACTTGACAGCAGCTACGGTTGCGCCTATTACCCATGGGTTCAGGTACGCGACAACAGAACAGGCGACAGAGTTTGGATGCCGCCTTCTGTAGTTGGAGTTGGAGTCATGGGCGGCTCGCAAGCAAAATCTGAAGTTTGGTTTGCCCCAGCAGGATTTGTCCGAGGCGGGTTAACCAGCCAAGGCATGGAAGCAGGTGCTGCAGGTCTTAAGATCTTGAATGTTAAAGAGAGATTAACCTCTCTAGACAGAGATAAGCTTTATGAACAAAGCGTCAACCCAATTGCGAAGTTTCCCTCGGAAGGCCTTGTGGTCTTCGGACAGAAAACCTTGCAACTAACGCCGTCTGCGCTTGATCGCATTAATGTGCGACGACTCATGCTTTATGTCAAGAAAGAGATTTCGATCATTGCTAGCACCACGCTCTTTGGTCAAAATGTACAAACTACATGGGACTCGTTCAAGAGTCGATGTGACACCTTCCTCGCGGATGTACAAACGAGATTCGGCTTAACGGACTTCTTGGTCAAGCTTGATGAAACTACGACAACGGATGATCTGATTGACAGAAACATCATGTATGCCCAAATTTATCTCAAGCCTGCAAGAGCGATTGAGTTTATCGCAATCGACTTTATTATCACAAAAAGCGGAGCCTCTTTCGAAGATTAAAAATGAGAAACTTATTTAAACACTATATAATATTAGGAACAGGAGAAACCTTATAATGGCAGGAGCAACATTCTGGAAAAACTCGGCACCAGTACAAGAGCCGAAACGCGCATATCGATGGTACATATCCTTTGGAAATCTCGGCGCCACCGGGATCGGAAAGAATGTTGGTGGCTGGGCGAGCAGCAATGGTGCTCTACAATATGCTTGCAAGCGGGTCGATAGACCTTCTATCTCAGTGTCCGAAACCGAACATACTTATATTAATCACAAGTTTTATTACCCAGGCCGAGTTGAGTGGTCAGAGGTTTCAGTTTCATTCGTGGATGTTGTCGGTCAAGACGGCGCCGCCGATATTTTTCTCGGTATGCTTTATGATGCCGGGTATAAGATTCCAACTGCTGCAGATGGCACCGCAGCGAATTTAGTGACTCTTGGGAAGCAAAGTATGATTGATGCTTTAGGTGATGTTTATATCACCCTAGTAAATGCGGAAGGCGAAATGATAGAAAAATGGGTCTTACATAATGCCTTCTTTAAGAGTGTTCGTCTTGCCGGCCTAGACTACGGCAGCGAAGAAATGCTAACTGTAGATACGAGTATCAGATATGATTATGCAACTTACCAGCGCCACGGATCCGCAAGCGGGCTTAATGGTGATACGGATGAACCTAACCTCGCCGTCAAGAACCAGCATCTTTGGACAAAAGGTGGCGCCTAACGCTCTCGTATAGAGCAGCCCACCCTGTAGCTACGCTACAATAACATATTAAACATAAAATAACTTAACACTATATAACGATTATTATATTATAGTATTAAGACAACAAAGACAACGAGGTATATATGTCGAGAAAGAATAAGGATCGGTTGGGCTCCACCGCCGCCGCCGCTCCTGTTAGTGCACACGCTCCCGGGGAAGGGGGTTTGGCCTATGTGGTACCCACAGAGTTCGTGGAATTGCCAAGCCGCGGAGCGTATTATCCAGAGGCTCACCCCTTTCAGGATAAAGAAGTTATAGAAATGCGGCACATGACAGCGAAAGACGAGGATATTCTCACCTCTAGATCCTTACTGAAGAAGGGGCTAGCCATCGACCGTCTGATCGAAAGTATTTTGGTGGACAAAACGGTCGACATTGATAGCCTCTTGATCGGAGACAAAAATGCAATTTTAGTACAAACGCGTATTCATGCTTATGGTCCAACTTATGACACTAGAGTTCTTTGCCCGGCCTGTGCTACCTCCGGTACAAATAGCTTTAATTTGATGGAAGTAGGGCTCAACCATGGAGATAGCTGGGCAGAAATGAATGTCGAGGGCCCCACGGATAACAATACATTCCTAATCAAGCTTCCAAAGAGTGGCCTCACCGCCGAAGTTAGGCTCCTGACCGGGTCTGATGAGAAGAGTGTTCTCAAACTGATCGAAAATCGTCGAAAGAACCAGCTAGCAGAAACTCCTGTGACAACGCAAATGAAACAATTTGTTGTCTCTATAGACGGCCATACAGATCGCACACAACTTAACCAATTCATTGATAACATGCCAACATTAGACGCTCAATATTTAAGAGTTGCCTATAACCGAGTAGTTCCCAATGTCGACATGACTTTACCGTATAACTGCGCCGAGTGTGGGACAGAATCCCGATTGGAGGTTCCGTTTACGGCGGACTTTTTTTGGCCTAACCGATGAGTACATGGCCACAGTATACGAAGAGTTCTTCTTATTGAAGCATCATGGCGGGTGGAGCTTCTTTGAAGCTTACAATCTACCAATTGCACTTCGTCGATGGTTTGTCGAAAGACTAGCCAAACAGTTCGAAGACGAGAACGAACAAATAAGACAAGCGCAACAAGAAGGGAAAACAGGGCGAAGTTAAGCTACGCACAAGTTCAAGCTGGAGAAGGAAACTTTTCCAGCTTTTCTTTTATCTACAACTAATTATTTCGGGAGCCCATGAAATGAACAAGACAGAAAAAACCCTTAGCGAAGACAAAATTGCTAATGTTATAATCGATTTAAACGCAGCCAACACCGGCCAGATCAGTGAAGGCGGTTTCTTACGAATGTTCGGCTGGGCGATTGAAAAGATATTAGGACACATGTTCGGAGGTTCCGGTACCGTCCCCGTGCAAATCAAAGGTAACCCATCGCAGATTAAATCTTTTGCCAACACCCTCGCTAATGAGAAGAGGTACATGGATACTTGGCGCGCCTATGGCTTAGACGATCCGCGAACTTATAAAGATCGAGCTGTATTAAAAACTTCAATCAGCAAATTTGAGAGATTAACCGGCCTGGATTGGCCTTTCGAATAGGAGAACCATAGGTGGCAGAGAAACCAACAGCTAAAGATGTAAAAACCGCACAAGAACTCGATGAGGTACTTAAGGCGGTAGAGATAGATGCACAATCCGCGGCAGTAGCTATGTCACAGATGGCATCAGCATTGAAGGGAAGTTCTCAGGCGACCGATTATCAGGCCAGAGCCATGCGCGCCTTGATTAAAGGTCAGACTGACCAGATCGCGGTCATCCAACAGCAAATAGCGGCGAACCAAGG